TTATAAGTGAGATAGAAAGATTATTAAAACAAAAACAAAATGATTATGGACACTTTGACCATACCTCTTATGTAATGGTAGGAATTATGGAAAAATATTTATCAATTCATAACAACCAAGATGTTAAAATACCCCTTAAATTCTTTGGTTTATTTATGATTTTTCTTAAATGTTGGAGAGTTATGCAATCAGATAATTATAAAAAAGATAGCTTTGACGACATCAATGGCTACACAGAATTATTAAGGAGGTTAGTCATAGATGAAAACAAAACAAAAAGGTCTTAGACCAATGACACCTAAAATGCTCAGACTATTGCAATATATTAAAAATTATAGTACAAAACATGGATATATGCCAACATTTTTAGAAATGGCTAATGAAATGGGTTACAAAAGTAAAAATTCAATCAGTTCGCTAATTGAAAAGCTAGAACAAAGAGATGAGATTAAAAGAGATTACTCTGGTTATAGCAGAAACATAGTTTTAAATGGTTAAAGTTTTAAAAAGATCAAGTTTAGAATTAGCAGTAGATTTTGAAGAAATTTTTGATGGTGCTAGTGTAGAAGATGCTACACAAAAAGCACATAATCAAAAAATGCCTAGTGAGTTTGCAAAAGCAAATATCACCGATAACAAACTTATTAGTGCAAATATAAAACTTATTGGTGAGGAGAATGATGAGCTTAAGAAATAGCAATGTTAGATTGTACAATAAGCTAGATAAGGCACATAAAAAAGTTTATGCTGCTAAAGATAAAGGAAGGCAATGTGTACATACTCTGAAAGCATTTAAGGAATACAATCAATTATTCCGAAGAATTGTTGAAGCAGAGAACAAAGATGCTAGATTTTTATATACTTAATTAAGTATATATAAAAAGTTGCATAAGCACTTAAGGGATTCTATACTCTAAATTAAAGGAAGGAACACAATGAAACTATCAAATAAAGCTAAGAAAAATTTTGCAGAAGATAATGAGTTTTACATTAAGTTAGGTAAAAGATTACGACAAGCAAGAAGAACTAAGGTTAATGAGTTTACTGGTAAAGAAACTATTGTTCCATTAACTAAAGTTGCTAAAGCTCTAAAAAACACATATCAACAAATAGGTAAATACGAAAAAGGTGAGAATCGAATACCATTAATTAATTTGGTAAAGATAAGTAAGTTCTTAAAAAAACCAATGAGTTATTTCTTAGATGATTATGAAGAACTAGATGTTGTTGCAGAAGAATTTAATATAGCTTTTCAAATAGAAAGTGAAAAGATACAGGAGAACAAATGACATTTGTTTCTGTACAAGAAAAATTAGATAAGCTAGTTGCACTTACACCTGATGACCAAGAAAAGTTAAGCCATTACAAAAGTATAGTACCAGCTATGATTGCGAACTGTCATAAGGCTCATCAATCAATACCAGGTTGGGAGTCTTGTAAGCCAGAGATTGAAGCCTTTAAATGGTTTGATGGTATCAATATTCCTGTTCATGGTTACATAGATTTAAAAGGGGATAAAGTTATTATTGAAGATAAATGTAAGATGCCAAGAAGGGGGATGGTCAAGAAAGATGGTACTAGGTCTTGGTTTCCAGGTAAATTACCTGATAAGCCTTCACCCTATAATTTATTACAAGTAGATTTTTATTGGTCAGTATTTGAAGTTCCTGTTTATCTTTGTTATGTCAATGAAAAAGAATTTAGAGTTTATCATGCAGATAATTGTGATGAACTTAAACCAGAAAATATTAAGAAAAGAATACCTAGAATAATTCAAAGAGCCAAAGTAAGACAAAATTTAATGAAGATTAGTAATGATCCAAATATTCTTAAAGATTATATTCAACCAGACTTTACACACATGTTTTGGAATAATGAAGCTGATGAAAATTATTTACAAAATGCTAAAAAATTTTGGGGATATTAATTACCAATCAAAGGCTTTTTCTTTTTTTATTTGTTCTTCAACACTATCTAATACTTTCTTTTGTAAGTCATCATCTTCTTTCATACATTGCCAATGTGCATGACCACCACCATAAAAAGAAACAAAGCTATCCATATTAGTCATCATGTCAGTACAATACTTACACTTTCCTATATCAATGATTATTACTTTAGGTTTAATCCAAGTTTTTTTAGGCATAAGTTTTCTTTTACCCCTCCATCATACCCAGTTGACTAGCAACTACACCTAATTACAATTATGATCTTTTATTTTTCTTAGCAGTTTTCTTAGCTCTTTTCAAAGCCTTATCAGATACAGTACCTTTACCTGGTTTGCTTTTACCAGATTTCTTTTTTTTATTCATGTAATAGTAAAGACCTTTTTTAACAGTTCTACCATCTTTTGTTTTATGATAACCCTTTTTCATTATTTCTTCTTACTTTTTTTTTTCTTTTTAGCTTTTTTAGCTGCTGCTTTACCTTTTTTAGTATAAGCATATTTTTTTCCATTTACCATTGGCATAATTTATCTCCTATTGTTACCATTTTTTGCAAGACCAATATCTAGCAGAAAATACATCTTTAGCACTAGCACATTTGTGTCTAGCTCTGAAACTTTTTCGTCTAGCAGGGTTAGACTTTTTAATAGTCATATTTGCATCCCCATATCTAATTATCTTTTCTTTACCACCTTTACAAGCCTTGACTACAAACTTTTTGCCACCCTGAACTTGTCGTTTAGGTTTGTTGCATTTCATTTTAGACTTGTTTATTACCATGTCTTATAGCCTTCTTTGTCCTTAGTGAGAGCTTGTTCTCTAGGATTTGGCGACCAAGATACATGAATCCATCCACTATTAATATCTGATTCATCATAATACTCTAAGATGATTTGATCGTAGGGTAAGTTCTCAATTATATGTCTAAATACTTTTTTATTATCTACACCAGGTATTTCAAAGTCAGCTGCTGCACATTCATTAGCACAATGTTGTGAGGTAGATTTTGATCCTATAATTTCGCATAACTCAGGTGATCTAAAACCAGAGGTAATCTTAATTGGTAGTTGAAAGTCCTCTCTAATTGGTTGTAAGATGGTCTGGCAAAGTTGTCTTAGGTTTTCTATTTGCTCTGCATTAGGTTCATTATCTATATTGTTTTTAAGAGCTGTTTGAGATTGTGTCATCTCTTTTAAGCTAAAGTTTTCAGTTAATTTCATTTTCATTTACTCCATTAAAATATTTATAATCATATTTGACTGCTCTACAATCATGTCTTTTTCTCATAGACTTTTGTTTATCTTTGAATTCTATAGCTTTTTTCTCAGACTCAAAGAGAACATTACAAAACATACTATAGATATTACTATCATTTTTCCAGATCACACACCACATTAAGTTTGTGTATGTTCATTACAAGAAAAAACAATATATGTTTTATATTCATCAATAAATTCTTTATTAAATTTTTTCATTAATTCAGATGAATAATTATAACCATATCTAGCACATTCATGATAGTGCTTAAAATTAGAATATTCTGGTAGAAAAGTTTTACAGCCATTTCCAGGAATATTACTACATAACAACATTATTAAAGCAAATTTCATTATGGGTGTTCCAACATCATTTTGTTTGTTTCTTTTAAATCCTCAATTTTTTTGTTAGCATCCTCTAAATCTTTAGATAGATGTTCAAGTTTTTGTAAGCACCTTTTATTAGCACTATCTTTGGACTTAGAAGAATCTTGAAGCTCTGCAACCTCTTGCTTTAATATTCTAACCTGTTCCTTATATTCGTTTATTATTTCTAAACTGTCTGACATTATTTCTTTTTAAATGTAGAAACACCTTTAATACCTAGAACTGTAGAATAACCTCCTACAATTAATCCCTGCAACCAAAGGGGAAAATTATTTATTTGCTCAAAGAAAGTATCTAGCTTTGCAATAATCTGTTCGTCTTCTGAAAAGACTCCCCATCCTGCGATCAACAGGGGGATTGAGATTAAAATCAAAACGAATTCATCTTTTAAATCATTTTTCTGAGCAGAAATTTGTTGTTGTTTCCATTCAATTTCTCCAGAAGCCATCTTCTCTGCATGACGCATTTCTGCAACTGATTGTAATTCTTTTACTTTTCTTCTATTGGATGCAATAGACATTCCAGTCTTAATCATACCTGGAACTAATTTAGCTGCTATATTTAACCACATAATATTCTCCTCTATTTGTTTAATATTATCTTTTTAATAGATTTACTTCCATCTATATTTTCTTCTAATTCGGCTTGTACTTTACCACATTTATATTCAATATTATTATTAGCATTTCTTTCGGCTTCCCTTTTACCTTTAAGACAATCAGACATTTTATCTTGTATTCTATGTTCTTGTAACTCTCCAGCTACAAACATACAAAGAGCAATAACTGTATTAATGACTGTTTCCATTAGCAAACTCTCTTTGTTTATCTTTTAATTTTTCTATATCAGATAATGCTTTATTTAATTGTTCTCTTAAAAATTCTATATTAACTTTGTTTGTCATATTTTGTTCTTGAGTTACTTCTAACTTTTCTACAGTTTTATATAAATCTTCAATCAACATAAACTGTTCTTGATCTATTGGTTTTTGTGTACTAGCTTCAAGTAAGTCTTGTTCCATTAATGCTTTAGACATTTCTAAATGTACTATTCTTGAATTAACTTCTGCATAAGTCCAAACAGCAATAGAGATACCAACCACTATCATTATTAATGTTTTTAAATCTGTTTTAAAATGTGTTTGTTCTGTAATCATTCTGGTACTGGTAGTTTATAATCTTTAGGTGGCATTTTTAATATCTTTTTATCTCCCATAAGTTTTATATCTGGGTTTTCTTTTTTATAACTATCTTTGATTTCATCCCAATAACTTTGAGAATTATCAGGTCTATTGTTAGAATTTGTAGGAGATATACCTCTACATTTTGATACTAATAAATTAAAATTAGAATTGTATTGTAATGAAGGATTACTATTTACTCTGCCACACATTTTCATTAGTTCAAGTTGTTGTTTAATAGCCACATTTTCTTTAGAGGTCTTGCAATCTGTTCCTAAATATTTTCTATATGTAAAGCTAAGTCTGTAATTATCATCATCATTACTATAATTATTGGTATCATTGTAATGATTGTATTTACCATTTCTATCTTCAGCTTCTATTCTAGTTTCAAATTCTCCACATCTTACACCATATTCATTAAGATATTCGTTTCTAGGATATGCAGGTTCTATCAATGTAAGTAATAACATTAAGACAATTAATACACCTGTAAAATAATAATTCATCCTGAGAATCTCCATACATTACCTGTTTAAGTCCTTAATATCATAATCATGTTCTCTAACTTGATCTGCTAATTGTCTATATAAATTTTCAGCCATCTGCCAAGTAGCTTCAGCAGAAGAAAGTCTAGTATTCATTTCTGTAATTTTATCTTGAGCTATAGATAAATCTTTTTCAAGATTAACAATTTGTTGTTCTGATTGATTGATTGTTGTTGTAAGGTTAAGCACATACTTAATACCAGTAAATGATCCAACTACTATAGATGCAACTACAGGTATAAATATAATATTTTTTTTAAATAAATCTGCAAAGTTCATAATTAACTATCTTTATAATCAACCATTAATAATTTTATGTTAAGTCTTTTTTGTTCTTTAGTAGGTGATCTACATATTCTGTAAGAACCTTTAGGCTTATTTTGTAAACTTTTACCTTTTTTATTTTTTCTAAAGGTGTTTGTTTTTATGTCTATCAATTGTATTTTACCATTTCTATCTACAATTACAATGTCAAATGGACAGGCAGGATCTACACTTTTAGCGACATAAAATCCTTGTTTAGTCAGCTTTGCTATTGCTTCGTATTCGCCTACAGTTCCTTTGATTGATGTTTTCTTTTGTCTATCAGAGATGATTTGTTTATCTGATTTCAAAATAATTATTTAAAATAATTATAACCGCTTGATATTATTGCTGATATGACTAATAGAATCCATATAGCACCCTTTCCCTTGTTTATTTCTGCTCTAAGTGATTTAGTTTCATGCCTTAGTTCCCTTATTTCTTTAACTAAAAAATCAATCTTTACTTCTGTTGCAGATTTTCTTGGCATAATATTACCTTCTTATAAATCCTTGTGGTGCAACAGGAACATTTAAAGGTCGTCTGTATCTATCTATTAATTGATTTATACCAACTGTTTCTGCTGCTGTAACAGTTGGTGTTGCAACTCTTTCTGCTCCAGAAACCAATTCTTCTTGTATTAATTTTTTAGCAGCTTTTTGACCAACAACATCTCTAGCTCTATCAAAAGCACCTCTTGCAGCTAGTAATCCTTGTATGTTTGCAAATTTAAATCCAAAGATACCTACTAATGCTCTACCAGTTTGTTGTATAATTCTTGATAATGCAGATGCAGTATTTGAAGCATTTACTAAATCTCTAGGTTTAAAAGTTTTTCTAACTTCTCTTACAAAATCATCAATTAATCTTAACTCATCTGGATCATATAATTGTTTTAAAACATCATTATATTTTTGTCTTGCAGTTGACCATTGATTTACAAATTTTTGAGGATTAAATATTCCATTACGGCTTGAATCTCTTATTAATTTTTCAAAAGCAGAAGTTCTTAAAGATTGAAAATCTGCACTTTTTGCAGCTAAATCAGATACATCTTGACCTGCTTCTGCACCAAAAATATTTTTTAATCTTTTAATAATAGTTAAAGATCCTTGTTTTTGTCCTAATTGTGCAGAACCAAATATGTAATCAATAGCATTTAAAGGTGTAACATCAGGATCATTTAATATTTTTTGAACTACCTTACCTGCTCTATCATCAATTTTAATACCATTTTTTCTAATTGCATTTACACCAAATAATTTTTGTTTTAAATTAAATTTACTTCTAGCTTGTCTAATTGCATTTAAAGCAACTTCTTCTCCACTAAATAAAGCATTATCTATAGCATCATCATAAAATTTATCATATTCATTTATAATAGCTGTTAAATTTTTTTTATCAGTTGCATTTTTAGCAGTAGGAAATAATGCAGATATTTTTTTTC